CGAAGCCTACAACGGGTGGAGCCACGCCAGCGACAAGTGCGGGGGCCGGCTCAGCGGCAGGCTCAGCGGCAGGCTCGGGGGCAGGCTCAGCGGCCGGCTCGGGGGCCGGTGCGGTGACGCGGGGAGCGCTCCTACGGGTGGCCGTGGGAGCACTTTCGGGGGCCGGCTCAGCGGCAGGCTCGGGCTGTGCGCCATGAGCCGGGATTACATCAGCCATTGGCTTCTGCTCCGGGTTGGAGTTGATCTCGGACGATGTTCATTGCGCCGGGTACGGCCTTCTCGCCCATCTGGGCCATGGCCATCTGCATGCGCTCGGCTTCGATTTCCTGCTGGACCTGTTCCTCGTCCTTGATGAGGCCATCGGTGCTCACCCCGAGGGAGGCACCAGTGCGATCAAGCAGTTCGCCCCACACGACGCGGCGCTGGGCTTCGGGACCCATGCGCTGCACGCGCTCCATGAAGGCGTCGAGCCGGTTGAGGTCATGGCCACGCCCAAGGGCTTCGAGGCCCGTGGTGATCGTGGGCTTCACGTTCTTGGGCAGCGTCGGCAGCGTGCCCTTGAGGGCGAGCCGATGGGCCGTGAGGGTGACCACGGGAAGCTGGAGTTCGAGGCTGAGGATTGAGTAGATGCCGCCGAGGGCATCCTCCAGCTCACCCGCCATGTAGCGGATTTCCTCGGCCGTCACCCGCTCCCCGTTCCGCTGGATGGCAGAGTTGAGGAGGAAGGCGAAGGCGAGGCGCTGGGTGATCTCTTCGATCATTTCCTTGGCCACGCGAAAGTCGGCGTACTTGTCCATCTGGAGGACCGTCACGTCATCCGCCTTGCCGGCCCGCACGGAGCCATTGGGGGCTTCCGCTACGGTCTTGAGTGAGGTGACGCCGTTGGGGTTCACGAGCAGCAGCACCTTGGCCGCTGCGGCAGAGCCCTCGACCACGGCCTTGGAGAGCGTCTCCAGCGACTTGAGATCGCCGTAGTACTCCTCGACATAGCCGCGACCGTAGTCCTCGCCGTCGATGGCGGTGAAGCGCAGCGCGAGCCACGGGCTCTTGTCCTTGGGGTAGCTCCCCTCGGTGCCCGGAATCTTCAGCCCCATGCACTCCTGATAAATGACCCAGCGGCCACCCCTCAGCGAGATATGGGTGAACAGCTCCAGGTTCTTGTCGCGGGACCGCGCATTGGCGAACTTGTGTGCCTGCTCAGCGTCCAGCTTCTCGACGAAGCCTTCGGGGAGCGTATCGGGGGCGACCGTCTCCAGCGCCACGATGTCCAGCACGTTGCCCATGGGGTCTCGCTTGACCACGTAGCGGTCCAGCTTGAAGGCGCGCATGCGGTCCTTCGGCGGCAGGTAGAGCAGAATGTTGCCGGAGTTCACGAGCTGCTTGAGGGCCTCGAACAGGGGGACCCGGAGCGCAGAGGCTTCGATGTCCGACATAATGGCCCGCTCGTACTTGCCGAGGGCCTTCTCGACCTTTCCTTTCAGGTCTACTCGCCGCGTCATCTGCTCGACCGTGAAGTCGTCCATGACGTAGCGGAAGAAGGGGGCGTTGGGCGGCAGCAGGGTAAGCAGCAGCTTGGACGCGAGGTTGTTCACGCCTCGCGCCCCGAGGCCCTGATACGGGGTCGGGAGCTTGTTCTGCCCGGTGTGGCCCTGCGGGGGCATCAGCGCGGGGATAGTGAGCTTGGCGCAGTCGCGCGCCCTTTCGAGGAACGGCAGGCGTGCGTTCTCTAGCCGCCGATAGAGGGCGGCTGCGGTAGTAGCCATTGCGTCCCTCCGTTAGGCGCGAGGAACGTTGACCCCAGTGCTGCCACCGGAGTTGCCCGCGTCGAGGCGGATTTTCAGGGAGTTGCGACCGCGCTTCTTGATGCGCAGGTCCTTCGCGTCGAGCTGGTCCTCTTCGCGCACAACGTCACCCTGCGCGACCGAAGCCGACTGGGCGGTGGCCGTTACGGGCGGCGGAGGCGGCGCGTTGGTTTCGTTGATGATGTTGGTGATGGTCTTCGTGGTGTCGGTCTTGCCACCATCCTTGCCACCACCGCCACCTCCGCCGTTCTTCTTACCGAAGGGGTTGAAGCACATTAGGGGTTCTTTCGGGTGATAGTCTCCGACTGCTCGTCGAACTTCGCCCGGAGGAACCGGATGAGACGCGCCTCGCCGGCCTGCGCCCATACCTCGCGGTCTGGCGTAGTCAGTTCGGGGGCGCGATCTGGGAAGCGGACTTCGAGGGCGCGGAGCAGTTGCTCTGAAATAGTTGGGAAATCCATGAGACCTCCTAGGGGGAGGGGTAATCGGGGAGAGGTGAGCGCCCCTCCCCGGCCCCGGTCAGAAGCGGGTGATGGCTTCGAGCAGTCGCTCGTTGAACTGGTCGAGGGTGCCATCGTTGACGAGCATCCGGTCGAACGGGTGCCGGTCGAGCAGGCCCTCGGACTTGTGTTCGCCCGTGTAGGCCACCTCGGGCCGCAGGATGCACCAGCACTCGCCGCCCATGGAGCGCACGAGGTCCAGCTCATTGGGGAACCGCATGTCGTCGATGACCACGCGGAGGCCGGCATCGAGCAGCTTGCGGACCTTGCGGGCCGCGATGGTGGTCCACAGGTTGGTGTCGATGCACCCCCTGCCCCACTCGCTGCCGATGGTCTGCATGATGTAGCGGGGCGTCAGCTTCTCAAAGCCGAAGTCCTCAAGGGTCTTCTCTTTGAGGTTCCCCTCGATCATCAGCTCTCGCAGGTGTGGGTCCACGCCGAGCTGGGCGAGGAAGATGTTCACCATGGCTTTGCCAGGAGCGGCGAACTTGACGAGCTTGTAGCCCAGCCCCTCGGTGAGGAGCTGAGTGGCCGTCGATTTGCCCATCTGAGGCGCTGGAGAGTACAGCGCGATCAGGCTGGGGTTCTTGGCGGTTGCCACAGGATGGGTTCCTTCGTCTTGAAGTTGTAGTCGGAGGCGCGGAGGATGCGGGCAACGCGGGCTTGGACGAGGGCATCGGCTTCGGTGAGCCCGGCCTTCTCGTAGGCGAGCACGACAGCGGCCCACGCGATGGGCAGGAAGTCGCCGCCGAACGCGGCCACGTCAGCCTTGACGCCGTTAAGGATAGCGGTGGCCTTCACGGGACCCACACCGGGGCACCCGGAATAGCCGTCCGTGGTGTCCCCAATAAGCGTCTGGTAGAGGTGCCAGTAGTTTGCCTCGTCCTCGGTGATCTGGACCACCTTGGCGTCGCCGCCACGGGCGAAGAGGCCGGGGATGGTCTTCATGTCCTTGTCGATCGACACGATGATCTTCTCGCCCGGTATCATCGTGCCGGTGGCAAGAATGCCCATCACGTCATCGCCTTCGAGAGCCGGGCGGAAGTAGGCATCCCGCTCCTCGATCAGCCAGTCGCGGATGGGCTTGAGGACCACGGGTTTCTTCACCGTCGCCCGGTTGCCCTTGTAGGTGGGGAGGACGGACTTGCGGAAGTTGCCGATGCTGTCCGTCAGGCAGAGCTTGTAGCTCGTGCCTTTGAACTTCTTCACCAGCGCTGCGATCTCATCGTCGATCTGTTCTTTCACATCGTCGATGTTGCAGTGCCAGGTCCAGTAGCCCCCCTCCAGCTCCATGGCTTTCTCGTTCGAGGACGCCGCCGCATAGGCGATCACGTCCGCGTCGAGTAGGAGGGTTCTGGTCATCGGGCGAGCACCGAGGTGAGCCACCAGAGGAACAGGCCGACGCCCACCGGCATGCCGACGATGAAGCTGAGTGCGCAAAGAATGGCGGTGAGCATCAGAAGAACACCCCTAGCACGGCCCCAAGCGGGGCAAACACGAGGCCCACGATGCGGGCGACAAAGAGGCCCTGATCGCCACCGTTGCCGGTGACGAGATCGGCCACGTTCATCCAGTAGCCGACGAGGATGAAGGCGATGAACGCGAACCACAGGGCGAGCGTAGTCAGCGCTATGACAGCGCCATTCTCTTGGGACATGATGGTTTCCGGTTGTTGGAGGGTCAGGCCGAGGCTTCACCGCGCAGGCGGTGAAGGTGCTGGAGGCCGCGCGGGGTAATCTGCCACGACTTGCCGTAGAGGCCGGTGGCAATGCGGGTGGTGATGAAGCCGTCGCTGGCAGCCATGGCCACGAGGTCGGCGTTCATGCGGGCGAAGTCGCCCTTGGTGCGGAACGGGTTGTTCCAAGCGGTGCTGAGAACGTCAGTGAGTGTCACGCCAGTTGGCTCCGATCTTGAACTCCCCGTCGATGGGGCAGCGGAAGTTGAAGACCTCGGTGGTGTCGCGCATGGATTGGACCAGCGTTTCACCCACAAGGGTTGCGAGCGCCTCCCGTGCGTCCACCTGCATTTCGTCATGCACGTGGGCCACGAGGGCGTAGTCCCTGCCGAAGACGTGACCGAGCGCGGTCAGCTTGCGGTAGGCAATGACGGTGGCCATCTTTGCGATGAGCGCGCCGGCTGATTGGAGGAGCGTGTTGACGGCGGCGTGGACCGAGCGGACGTACAGCTTGCGACCGTCGAGGCCGATGAGGTAGCCGCGTGCGGCGGCTGCCTGGACCTTCTCGCGGAGCTGCTTGAGGGCGGGGGTCTTTTCGAGGAACGACTTCTTGAGCCGCTTACCAACCCTCTTGAGGGTGTCCTCGTCGGGGTTCTCGATGTAGCCCTTAGCGGTCTTCGCTGGGAAGTATTTCAGGAAGACGGAGTGGCCAAGACCATCGCGGACTTCGCGCATGGCGATGTCCAGAACGATCTCACCAGCCTTGGCGTCCCCTGCCCCGTACAAGAACCCGTAGATGAAGGTCTTGGCCCCACCTCGGAAGAGCTTGTGGATGGGGTGGCGGTCTTCGTCTCGGGCAGTCCCTTCCGGCACAAGTCCAAGAGCGAGCACGTTAGCCCAATGTACGTCCCCCGTGAGGAGTACCTCGCCGTAAGCGCCCCCGTCGAAGCGAGCCATGAAGTGAGCGAGGCAACGGAGTTCGAGCCCTGAGAGGTCGGCCCCGACAAGGCGTCCAAGTCGCGCAACAAAGAGCGCTCGACATTCTTCGCCATAAGGGCTGCCAACTGCCGGCGTTTGCGCAACATTAGGTCGGCTGTGGGTGCATCGACCGGTAACGGCTCCATTCGTATTGACGCCGCCGTGAATGATGCCTCGCCGCACCAGTCGGAGCCACGCTTGGTCGCCCTCTGCGAGCTGCCCGATGCGCTTCTCCACGAGAAAGTGCTCGGCAAGGACTTTGGCTTCGGGCCAAGGCAAAGCTGAGAGAATGGTTTCATCGACCTTCGCCTGTCCGTTGGGGGTGAACTCAGTGGGGACCCAGCCGAGCACCTTGAGGCGGGCCGCGATCATCTGGCGAGACGAGGGGTTGAACTCGACCACCTTCTCTACCGTGTAGGGTTGCCCCTTC